TTTCCTTTATAATAATTAGGCAAAAAAGCTTTCAAGGCTAGAGGTTTTTTCAGTACTCCATCCTAAAGCATCAGTGATTGGATTGAGTACATCAACAAATGTTTTTTCAAACTGAGTTTCATAGTCGATATACTCTTCAAGATTAAGTTCGCGTGGTAAAATGCCCGGAAAACCAATTACATTATTGTGAGTTGGATTAGGCATACGTAAATAAAGATATTTCATTTTATCACCACCACGTATAATCTCATATTGGTTTTGAAGATTTGACTTTTTAATCATGCTATTATATACTATCGCAGCTCTAGAGTTTTGAGGTGTACCTTTCTTACATGACCCATCACGATTTACGTATTTAGTAATTTCAGATACACCACGAGGAGCAGCTAGTGATTCTGGCGGAAGTGAATAATATTCTTTACGCTTGTCAGAAATAAAAGATTGTAGCTTTTCTTCGCCATGATTGATGATAATTTTAAACGACTCTTTGAGCCAGTCACGACAAACCGCTGGAGTAGAAGATTTAATAGCTTCAATGCCCATAATTTTTAGCTTAGGTTCAGCGTATTGAACACCTTCAGAGTTATGGACATTTAGTACGTAACGCTTTTTAGCGGTCCAGAAACCTTTATCTGCGATGACTTCTCGTTCCATAACCAATCTTGGCACATAGCAGTTTAGCTTGTTAAATAGCTTTTGATAGTCTTTTTCGATGGCTGGAAGTATAACTTTCTCTGAGACTTTATCGAGATAGTCAATAGGATCTTTGATTTTTGGTGTAATAAAGTCAGACAGATTCACATAATTAGAATCAGTATCAATCGCGATAACTCGATCCTTATCATCGTTAAAGCCCTTTTGAAGAATATTATTGATCGACTTTTCAGATGAACGAATAGCAAGTTGACCAGAAAGTGTAATGCCTTCAGCGATACGTAGATCAAAGTAACGAAAGTACGCATTACTCATAGCGCCATAAAGAGAGTTGAGAAGAATCTTTACGGTCATTTGGGCATTATTCAAGCGAGCGATTTTTTTATCAAACTTGTATTTATTGCTGTCAGTGCTATTTTCTTTTTCTTGCTGGGCCAAAAGCATTTGCTTTTTAATTGCCTTACGTTCAGCATAGTAGTCGACAATAATTTCAGGAATAATACCCTGTTTATCTTTACTGAACTGTGCACCATTAGCAGCAACAGAATATTCGCTATCAACGCTAAAGTCATCACTTAGACAAATATCTGGACTCAAGGCACCATACATACTATCTACGATTGTTTCAGGAGACATATTCCACTGAACAATAATATTAGGATATAGCGAATTCAAGTCATATGAAGCGACCCATTCGTGCATACCAACATGAGGTGCTTTAACGTAACCACCCGCAAATGGTGTTTTAGAGTTTTCTTTCGCAGGAGGAATCGCAACATTACGCTGAGATAGCTTACGATAAATAATTGTATCCCATATTCGAGTAGTACCAAAGCAATCCGAATAATTTACACCAGCTTTATACGCCGTTGTCATAATCAAATCGAGTAGGCCCATTTTATCTTCTAGCTTTTCAATGAGCCACGTATCTTTAATGTTATACGCTAGATAGCGACCAGGGTCAGAGTCGCGTAAACCGTGTAAACCCATTTGTTCGTCATAAGTAAGTTTGTTATCACCTAAAACGACCGAAGCGATATGGTCAAGTTTATATGATTCTTGCGAACCATAGGAGTAGCCAAACTTTATAAAGGCTTTCATGTAATCGAGCTGAGCGATACCTTCAATAGTATAAAACTGTGATTCACGACCACGAACAAAGATACGTTTTTCATTGATTCTACGCCATGGTGACCAATCACCGACTTTGTTTTCGCCAAGAAGACGGCGTGTACGATTAATAAAGTATGGAACATCAAAACCTTCAATATTCCAGCCAGTAATAATATCTGGCATATTCTGTTCTTCGTTCCACCACTTAAGAATTGCGCGTAACATATCTTGTTCGGATTCGTACTTTTTAAGACGAATCTGATCGCGGGTAATACCTTTTTCGAGAAGAGGTTCCATTTGAATACCACCTTCAACCGTGGTAAAAACAATGAAAGATTTTGAAAGAGAGGACTTAAATGTCACGGCGTCAATTGGATACGCTGCTTCTTCAGGTGTAGGAAAACCTTCAGTAGAATACACCTCAATATCGAAATAAAGAATATTCACGAGATCAGGATTATGTTTTACGCGATCACCTGGAAACTTTTCATTGATGAATTGCGCAACAAAATCAGTAGTACCATAAATTTTATGACCATCGATATCTTCATAGCGCTTAGAGTATTCTTTAGCTTCATGCATAGAGTCAAAGTCTACGCGTCCAACCTTAGCACCATCGAGCGCAAACGTATCACCCTTCGTACTTTGTACGTATAAGTGAGGTTTAAATGGTATTTTTGATTGAACGCGTACACCGTTTTGGAAGCCGCGATAAAGTATATTTTTGCCGAGCCGAGAGACTGACGTATAAAAAGTATTTGTCATAGGTTAATTATATCACAAAAAATAAGAAAAGTAAACTAATTTTTTAGCTATTACCGATTCTATATTTTGGTATAAGTTCCCAATCGCTTTTCGATTTATATGAAATTATCTTAATCGTACGGAGAGGAGCCCGTTCTTCTGAAGATGGATAACCATCAACTAAAGTGCATAGGCCCCAATCCGACAATAGTGTCGCAATAGTATTTCGCCTATAAAAATCTTCTTTGGAAAAATTGGCGGTTTTTCCATCGAGAAGAAACAATTCTTTAAAATGGCAAATAAAATAACGACCCTGTTTATGTAGAATATGGCACGACTGATATAGCTTTCGCGTGTTTTTTGAAGATATGCCAATTCGAGTCAGAGTCTCTTTCACTTTTAGAAAGTCATCAGGCTCATTCAAAGTTATTTCAAGCATGTGTATGGGAGACCATTCAACAAAGCTCATTTGTTTTTTTCTTTCATATCACTAACGCCGCCTACATCCAAACGGTCTCTGATTATATTTATATCTTCATTGCTTAGCAGGTAACTATATTCTTTAGCTTTCTGATTAGATACGTTAAAATAATCACTTATAAGATTAATATCATTTAATTTCTCAGATTTAAACCATTTAGAAAATCGTTTTTTAGGAGGAACGGCATTACGAAGAAAGTCATATTGCATTTTAGACGATAGGTGATATCGCTGATTCATCATATTAGCCAGCAATACGGTGTCGGGAAAATATGATAGGCCACGATTTACCATATAAGGATTGTAACCTTTTTCAGCAATATCATCTACCATAATATCTTTTTTAGTGGTATTAATGCTATTGAGATAATCAAAAAAGTTCATTATTTAAATTTTACCTGTGCCATAATTTCAGTCATGCATGCGACTAGATTTAATTCTTGATCACTTACGAATGCACCTTTGTAGTCATAGTCAGCCAAAAGTAAAACTAACTGAGGCGTAGATGTAGGTTCGACAAAGGTATTCATGTTATCATATAGTCTACGGTAGATTACACTAGGATCAATATCTAAATTGTTAGCTACCCATTTACGCATAGTCTTAAAGTTTTTGGAATGTAAAGCCTCAATAAGAACATTGAAGTTTTCTACATTCATATTTATGAAAATACCATCATCGATTTTACCAGCAACAGCGTACCTTTGGCATTCATTGATAGTACGCCGCCAGTCAGGCGCGTGCCTTTGAATAAGCTCGGCAATAGTTTTAGGTTCATACTCAACAGATTTATCATCAAGCATTCCGGTCAAGCGTTTAAAGAACTGTGAGCACAGCTTCGGCATATCATTTTTATCAAACACAAAATCATAAACTGAACAACGAGAATGAAGTGGGTCAATAATCTTGTTTTTGAAGTTGCATGTTAGAATAAACCGACAGTTGCCCGAGAACTCTTCAATAAAACCACGAAGTGCTGGCTGTGTAGACTGAGGATTTAAGTAGTCGGCCTCATCGAGAATAACAACTTTAAGACCACCTGACAAAGAAACAGTCGAAGCAAACTGACGGATCTTAGTGCGTAACGTATCAATGTTACGCTCATCGGAACCATTGATTAAAATAAAATCTGCGTTTAGTTCATTACAAATAGCTTTAGCCACAGTGGTTTTACCAAGACCCGCTGAGCCAGAAAAGATCATATTGGGAATTGTACCCTTAGATACAATTTGTTGAAAAACATCCTTAAGACGTTTAGGTAAAATAGTATCGGCGACTTTTGATGGCCGATACTCTTCGCACCAAAGTGCGGACATATCTCTTTCCATCTACTCTTATTTCTCTACCGCAATCCAATAACGAATTGGCATTGTAGTATTTTCAAATAAGGTAATTCCCTTTAAGGAATATGTTAGGCTATAGTCGCCTTTCATAAACTTCATGTTATCGATGTCAATAACAAAAGAATCATTCCACTCGCTAGCATCAGTTTCAATTGAAAGCGAAAACGAAGGAGCAGTTGGGTTTGATGGATCGCATACTCTTGCGACTATTGAAGAATTGACCATAGAAAATTGAACTTTCTTATGGCCAAAGAGAGAAGATGCTCGTTTAAGTTGCGCAATTTGATCGTTTGAAATAGTAAACTTCACGTCATTTGATGGCATGTTAATCGACACGACTGATACGTTTAGCGCATCACGTCTAGAAAAGAAGTATTCCACTGAACCTTGCTGACCAGTTATAACCGCAGACTTTTCTGAAAAGTTAAGTGCTGTGTTATCACCAGCAAGGCCAATTGCCGTGATAAATTCGTTTAGATCATATATGCCATATGAACTAAAGCTTTCTGGAAAAATATCACTATCGCCGCTATATTGAGCTACGATTGCTTTTGTAGGAGAAATAGTACCAAGTGGTTTATCCGAATCAAAAACAAAGTTAGGGTTAATAGCGGCGAAGTTTTGTAGAACTTCTACAAGTTGAGAAGTTAGTGATAGTTGAGTCATTGTAGCTCCATAATTAAAAAATCAACATAATATATTATATACTAAAAAGTGTAGTATGTAAACTACAAATTATTTTTAGCCAATGGTGCGATAGCAGTTGAGGCATTTACGCGACCCCAAATAGCAACTCCACCCATAACAAGAGTAATTGCCGAAAATACCATATCGGAAAGAAGTGGTGTAGCAATAGGCAATTCTAGGCCAGCCATTGAAAGGGTTGAAACGCCAACTGAAACAAGTCCAGCGACGATAGTACGAGATTTCCACCATTCTTTTACTGGTGCTTGTGTGTTTGTCATTTGTTATTCCTTTAATCTTCAGCACATACTGAAAAGTTATTTATCTTTTTAAAATTGAGTTTTCTAGGAAATTTAGAATCTAACACATCTTTTTTATGAGATATGACAAATACATTTGTGTTTTCTTCGAGTGTGTCTAATATTTTAAGAAGGTTATCCACGCCATCAGTATCAAGACTAGAGTCAAACGTTTCATCGAGTAAGAGTAAATTTGTTCTCATAGAGTTTTTCATTGAAGCTAATTGGCGCCACGTAAAAAGAAGTGCCAAATCGATACGCGCCTTTTCACCCTCAGAAAATGATGAGTAAGAGAAAACATCACGGTGTCTTGACTTAATAATCTCTTTAAAGTTTTCATCAAGTGTAAACTGAACAAAGAAATCTAGCACTTGAAGATATTGATTAATAAGTTTATTAATTATGGGCCTATACTTACGAATAATTTTTGTTTTAATGCCGGTGTCCTTGAGCATTTCAAACTTAAGACTATTATAATTCATTTGTTCATTGATGTCACGAATATTGACCTCAATTTGGTTTTTTTCTATTTCAAAGGCACGTAAGTCATGATTAGCAGATTCAATATCTCCACCTTTTTCTTGGAGATTCGCAATATCCTGATTTAATTGATTAATACGTCGAGTAACCATGCGCATTTCTTCTTGATAACTACGCAACTTATCTTCTTCGACAATAATCTTCGATAAAACTTCTTTAAGCTTATCCATATTAGATGCAATATTATTAATTGCCGAGTTTACCTCATCTTTTTGAGAATCAAGCTCTTCTATAGATGCATAATGACGTTTGATTTCAGCGTTAGAAAGTTCACGATCAACGCTTTGAGTACACACTGGACACGTATCATTATGCTCAAAAAAGTTAATTGTCTTCTTTGACATTTTAATTTCGTTATCAAGAGAAGATAGCTTTTTACGATCGGCATCCATACGATTCTGCAATGAATCCATACGACGGCGATATTCATTATTATTAGCTTCTACACGCTTGTTTAATTTTTTAGCCGCAGAGTCAAAAGAGTCATGATCTTTAAAAAGCTGATCAATCTCTAAACGCTTTTCGTCGATTAATCCTTGATTTAGTTGTTGAATATCATGAATATATTTTTGCTGAACACGTATTTTTTCAGATGTAATTTTCAGATTAGTAGTGTTATCTCGATGTTGTTCTTTTATTGCGCTATGATGCTCCCGCAATATTTGATTCATTTTTGTAA